ATGGAAATTGGCAAACTACTGAATTTAAAGATAGGTCAGAGTTTGCCTTTTTTGTTTTAGAATTATTCAAAGAGCCAGGCTTATACAATTTTGATAAGACATCATACATGTTTAATGAGCAGGCTAGAATATTTAATGATCTAGGATTCTACTGCAAAAGTCCTTTTAGGTCTAAAGACTTTATTAAGTACTGGGAGGATCAAAAAAACAAATGCAGGCAGGGGGTAATATTTATAGGTGCAGAAACATGGTATCTTACAAGAGACTACTACATGTGGCTAAACTTTCTTCCTATCTATGATAAAGAAGAGAAAAAGTATGGCTTTGCAAAAGTCAGAGATGCACAGTACCATATGGCACTATATGAGATTCTTGCAGAGCTACACAATGAGCATTCAGCAATATTAAAGAAACGTCAGATAGCATCATCATACTTCCATATGGCTAAACTCATAAATCAGTATTGGTTTGAAGAAGGTTCTGTATGTAAGATGGGTGCAAGTCTTAAAGACTATATAAATGACAAAGGATCATGGAAGTTCCTAGAGGAGTATAGAGACTTTCTTAATGAGCATACTGCTTGGTATAGACCTAGCAATCCAGAAAAGGTGTTGCTTTGGCAGCAGCAGATAGAGGTGCGCATAGACAATAGAAAGCTAAGGAAAGGGTTAAAGTCAAAAATCCAAGGTGCATCATTTGAAAAGAATGCTACAACAGGTGTAGGTGGTCCTACCACTTACTTCTTCCATGAGGAGGCAGGCATTGCTCCTAAAATGATGGATACCTATGAATATCTAAGACCTGCAATGTTATCAGGCATGGAAACAACAGGTATGTTTATAGCAGCAGGATCTGTGGGTGATCTTGAGCAATGTAAGCCCCTTAAAGAGATGATACTTAATCCAAAAGCTAATGGAATACGTGCAGTAAAAACAGACCTTATAGATGCTGATGGTACAGAAGCAGATGCAGGCTTGTTTATTCCTGAACAATGGTCCATGCCTCCATATATTGATGCTTTTGGTAATTCATTAATAGAAGAGGCACTACAGGCAATTTATGCAGAAAGAAAAGAGTGGAAAGAGAATCTTAACCCTGAACAATATCAGCTGAGGATATCTCAGAAACCTACCAACATAGCAGAGGCTTTTGCGTATAGAAAAGAAAGTATATTTCCCCAGGGAATTATACATAAGCAGCTCAAAAAGATTGAAGATAAAGATTACAGCTATGAGCACATTGAATTAGAAAGAACACAAGATGGTATTGAAGCTAAAAGATCTAACAAGATACCTATAAATAAATTTCCTGTAAGTAGAAAGCTTCAAGACAAAACAGGATGTCTAGTAGTTTGGGAAAGGCCTGTTCCTAATCCAGATTTTGGTTTGTATTATGCTGGCATTGACCCTGTTTCTGAAGGGAAAACTACAACATCTGATTCTTTATGTAGTATCTTTGTATATAAGAATATGGTAGAGGTGGCTAGAGAGACACCTGATGGTATAGAGCATATTATAGAAAAAGATAAAATTGTTGCAGCATGGTGCGGTAGATATGATGATATCAACAAAACACATCAACAACTAGAGCTTATTATAGAGTGGTATAATGCCTGGACAGTAGTAGAGAATAACATATCATTGTTTATACAGCATATGATCTCTAAAAGGAAACAAAGATACTTAGTTCCTAAGAATCAGATATTGTTTCTTAAAGATTTGGGATCTAACAAAAGTGTATTTCAAGATTATGGCTGGAAAAATACAGGCACACTATTTAAGAACCACCTAATATCTTATGCTATAGAGTTTCTTAGAGAAGAGACAGAACAAGAATTTGATAAAGAAGGTAATGTTATAAGTAGTACTCTAGGTATTGAGAGAATACCTGATCCAATGTTGCTAAAAGAAATGCTTGCATATCAACCGGGTTTGAACGTGGATAGACTTGTAGCCTTTTCTTCATTAATAGCTTTTGCAAAGGTGCAGCAGTCAAATAGGGGGTATGCAAAAAGAAAAGAAAGTGAACTAAAAACTACAAAAAATCCAAAAAATTTATATAAATTAAAATATTCACCTTTCAAAAATATTGGAAGGAATAAATCAATAAATGGCAAAAAATTTAAGAGGTCAGCTTTTAAAAATTTCAAATAATGAGAGTATTTAACGCATTACAAATAAAGAAAGGAGCTAAAGGTGAGGGGTATCCTACATCTTCTAGCTTAACACAACCATTGCAATTTTTACCAAGAAAGAAAAAAGATGATGATTGGTCTGCATGGAATATGGATTGGCTAGAACTTCAGGGTCTTGAGTTTTTGAGGTTAAATGCAAGAAGGTTGTTGAAAAATTACAAACTAGCAAAAGGTATTATAGATAAGACAGACTACATTGTAGAAGAAGATAATGACTATAAAGATATTATTGATGTTCTTACCAAAGAAGATGAGTCTGCGCTAGAGCTAAAGTTCTATCCTATAATACCTAATGTTATTAATGTACTGTCCGGAGAGTTTTCTAAAAGATTTTCTAAAGTGCAGTTTAGAGCGGTTGATGATCTATCTTACAATGAGATGCTTGAGCAGAAAAGAGCAATGATAGAGGAAAACCTTCTTGCTGATGCAGAAAAAAAGTTAATATTTAAAATGATTGAAATGGGCATGGACCCCCAAAGTGAAGAAGCACAGCAGCAACTAAACCCTGAAGCATTAAAAACATTACCAGAGATAGAAGATTTCTTTTCAAAGGACTACAGGTCATTAGTAGAAGAATGGGCATCACACCAGTTGAAGGTAGATGAAGAAAGATTTAAAATGCAAGAGCTTGAAGAAAGAGCATTCAGAGACATGCTTATTACAGATAGAGAGTTCTGGCACTTTAAAATGCTTGATGATGATTATGATGTAGAGCTATGGAATCCTGTGCTCACTTTCTATCAGAAGTCTCCAGATGTAAGATATATTTCTGATTCTAATTTTGTTGGTAAGCTAGACCTTATGACTGCAGCAGATGTTGTAGATAAGTATGGTTATCTTATGAATGAAGATCAGTTAGAAGCTTTACAAAAGATATATCCTGCACGTTCAGCATTATACCAAGTAAATGGATATCAAAATGATGGTGCATACTATGATGCTAGTAGATCACATGAATGGAATACTAGCATGCCCGGTCTTGCCTATAGAAAGTTTGTAAGTAACTGGTCTAATGACCCTGCAAGAGGTGGAGATATTGTATCAGCAATTCTCAATGAATCTGATGATATCAAACTTTGGGGTGAGGGAGAGTTGATGAGAGTAGCTACATGCTATTGGAAGACACAAAGAAAAGTGGGGCATCTTACTAGAGTATTAGAAGATGGTGAGGTTATCCAGGAGATTATAGATGAAAACTATAAGGTAACAGAAAAACCTATATATGATACATCTGTATTCAAAAACAAAACAAAAGAAAATTTACTTCAGGGAGAACATATAGATTGGATTTGGATAAATGAAGTTTGGGGTGGTGTAAAAATTGGTCCAAACCTACCTGCTAACTGGAGATCTAACATGGGAGCAAACATTAATCCTATCTACTTAGGTATTAATAGAAAGAAACCAGGTAGAGTGCCGTTTCAGTTTAAAGGTAATAAAACATTGTATGGATGTAAGCTTCCTGTAGAGGGTAGAGTATTTTCAGACAGAAATACTAAGTCTGTATCTCTTGTAGATCTTATGAAAGCTTATCAGGTAGGATACAATCTTGTAAACAATCAGATAGCAGATATTCTTGTAGATGAGCTAGGTACTGTTATTATGTTTGATCAAAATGCTCTTCCTAGACATTCTATGGGAGAAGACTGGGGTAAAGGCAATTATGCTAAAGCATATGTGGCCATGAAAGACTTTCAGATGCTGCCGCTAGATACATCTATAACAAACACTGAGAATGCTACCAACTTTAACCACTACCAGGTTTTAAATATGGAGCAATCTCAAAGGCTGATGTCTAGGATTCAACTTGCCAATTACTTTAAGCAGCAAGCATTTGACGCTATTGGTGTAAATCCACAAAGACTTGGAGCACCTATTGGTCAGCAAACTGCTACCGGAGTAACACAGGCACTAAATCAGTCATATGCACAAACAGAGATTTACTTTACGCAGCATTCAGATAATCTTATGCCACGGGTGCATCAGATGCGCACAGACCTATCTCAATATTATCATAGTACTAATCCCAGTGTAAGGCTTTCTTATATAACATCTGAAGCAGAGAATGTAAACTTTATTATCAACGGCACAGACTTAATGCTTAGAGATTTTAATGTATTTGCTACTACTAGAACTAATCACAGATCTATATTGGACCAGCTTAAGCAGCTTGCTATCACAAACAATACTTCTGGTGCATCAATTTATGATCTTGGTAATATTATAAAAGCAGAGTCTATTGCTGAAGTTACTGACATTCTTAAAGATGCAGAAACAAAAATGCAGGCTATGCGTCAGCAAGAAATGCAGCAACAACAACAAATGCAAGAGCAGCAGATACAAGCAAAAATGCAAGAAGAGCAGCTTAAAATGCAGTTTGATGCGCAGCAGCAGCAGCTTGAAAGACAAAAAGATATTACTGTTGCAGAAATTAGAGCGGCAGGGTATGGTGCTATGCAAGACCTTAATCAAAACTTACAGTCTGATTACATGGATGCAATGCAAGATATCAGAGAGACAACAAAGTATAGAGAGCAAATGGATATGAAGAGAGAGCAAAATGCTATGAACAACTCTATGGGTCAGCAAAAAATGCAGATTGAACGTGAAAGACTGCAAACGCAAAAAGATATAGCAAACAAAAACTTAGAAATTGCACGTACTAATAAGAATAAGTATGATGTGCAGTCAGAAAAAAAGAAGAAAGATGAGTAGAACAGATATTGCCATTATAGTTCAGTCTTGTATAATTCTTGTATTATTTATAGTTGTTGTAACAAGAAAACAACCTGAGCCAGCAACTATAGATTACGAAAGGATAAAAAACAGCTATATTGACAATATTCAGTCTATAAATTCTAAAATAGATTCTTTGGATAAGTCTAATAATTATCTGCTATTAAAAATAGATTCCCTAAAGGAAGTAATACCTAATTATAGAAATACATTAAAAAACATAAGTAACCAAATAGACAGTCTCAATGAAAATTACAAACACTTTGATTATTATAATAGTTCTGATTCTGCAATACTCAGCCGCTTGTCAAGATAAAATATGCTTAGAAAGAGATGTAGCTGTAAGAATTGCAAACAAGTTAGATAGTTTTGACGTGCTTAAAAAAACACAATTATATTATTTAGACTATATTGACACCTGTGAAATACTTACACAAAGACAGGCAGACATTATAAAAGATCAGGCATTTATTATAACCAATAATGAAAAGACTATAGATCTTTTAAATGAAAAATATAATGATTGTGAATCAGTAGTTAAGATAAATGAACTACTTATAAAAGGTAAAGATAAACAGATTAAAAAAACCAAAAGATCTCTTACTTTTAGCCTAGTAGGAGGTGGTGTTGTAGCAATAGGTTTAACAACAGCAATTTTAGCAATTTTGCTATAATGTAGAATAGCAGAAATACTCTAGCTATATACTGCCAAATTTAAAATATTATTATAAACTTATTAAATTTTTATCTACAATAATTCCGTATATTAACATTGTAAATATATAAAACCAACATTAAAATGAGCGAAGAAGTTAAAAACATTGAAACAAAAGCAGAAACAGTTAACATTGACATTGATGAAT